ATTTAGACCAATGGCTTAGAAATCATGTAAAATATAATCATGAAAAATTATCTGGGCCTCAAATTGATATTTTAGAAAAAACTAGACAAGAGTTGAGAGATTTATTAATAAACTATAATATATCTTTAGATTAATGATTATAGAGATAGATGAAACAAAATTTTTAAATTCAGGTCTTAGCTATAATCAATGGATTTATATTTCTAATATAGTTATAGGAGAATGTTTTCCAAATACTATTCATTTAGGTGAAGTAAGAGATTTGGAATCTAAAGGTTATGTTAAAATATTGGATGATCAATGTTCAGAAGTTATTGTTAAAACAAAAGCAATAAACTTATTTGAATTAAAGGAAGATAGTTCCATAGATGCAATGTTTAAATCTTTTTGGGAAAATTATCCAATAAGAGTAGGAACTAGAGTACTAAGAAGTAAAGATATTAATAGTAAAGAAGCTACTGAAGTTAAAAGAAAATTAGGTAATTATTTGAAAGTACCTGGTAACTATGATAAACTTATGAAAGGTTTGAGGAATGAGCTTATACTAAGAAAGAAAGATAATTCTTTAGTATATATGCAAATGATTATAACCTATGTTAATCAAAGGACTTGGGAAAAATACTATGATATGGAAGAAGAAGAACCTATACAAAAAGTAGAAGGAATTTAATATGAGTGAATTAAAAACTAGAATTCAATCTGGTTTAGATGGTAAGTATAAGGGCTTGAGTAATGGCTTTGACAGATTAAATGATTATATCTTTGGTATTCAAAGAGGTGTAATTACTTTAATAGGTGGTCAATCAGGTGTATATAAAACTACTTTACTAGATTTTATTGTTCAAAGTGCTTTACAGGATGCTGAAAGTCAAGGAATTACTATAAATATATTTTATAATTCATTTGAGATTGATAAACTTACTAAAATGTGTAATTGGTTATCAAGTCAAATCTATAATAAATATGATATAGTAATTCCTCCTGAGATTATTAAAGGTTTTGGTAAAAATAGACTTACTGCTGATCAATTGCAATTAGTTAATTCTGAAATACCTGAAGTAGAGAAATTGTTTTCTAAAGTAAATTGGAATTTTAAACCAGAGAATCCAACTGGATTATATAATACTTGTTGGAAGTTTATGGAAAACAGAGGACAATTTATTAAAGAAAACTATGTTGATGATTTAGGTCAATTAAAACAGAAAATTGTAGGCTATAAAAACAATAATCCTGAAGAATATAATATTATGGTTACTGACCATTTATATTTATTAAAGAAAGAAAGAGATTTTGATACCAAAAGAAATATTGACAAATTTTCTGAATATCAAGTAGATTTAGCTAGGTTATTTGGATTTTCTTTTGTAAATTTACAACAGTTTAATCAAAGTTTAAGCTCTGTTGAGAGGATGAAATTTAAAGGTGCTGACCTATCTCCTCAACAATCAGATTTTAGAGATAGTACAAATCCATATACTGATTCAGATATCTGTTTAGGTTTGATGAGTCCATTTAAAATGGATATGGAAAACTGTCTTGGTTATGATATTAGAAAACTAAAGAATAAAATGGTTATGCTTAAGATAATTAAGAATAGATTATCTAGAGATGGTATTGCTATTGGTTTATTAGTTAATCCTAAATCAGGTAGTTTTAAAGAATTACCTAAATCTGATGATATGACTGAAGAAATTTATCAAAAAATAGAAAAACTATAAATATGAAAGTAGAAACTAAAGAAGAAATAGGACTTAAACATTCAGATGGTAAGTTAATGGTGGATGAATTAGATTGGACTTTTATTGAAGAAATGGCTAAAGGTATGACTTTAGCTAAAAATAAATATCCACCTAAGAATTGGCAGAAACCTATTGATATAGAAACTTTAAAAGCTGCTACTCAAAGACATATGTTAGAAGTTTGGAAAGGTATATATCTTGATCCTGAAGATGGTATATCTCATTTAGCAAAAGTAGCTAATAATGTTATGATTATGTATTATCAATTAAATAATAATGGGAAATAAACAAAAAGAAGTCCTTCAATGGGCTGAACAAAGAAATCTACTTGTTGTAGATAATGCTCCTAAACAAATGTTAAAAGTTGTTGAGGAAGTAGGTGAGCTTTGTAGAGCTATTCTTAAAAACAATGTTAGTGAACAAATTGATGCTATTGGAGATATTCAAGTAACATTGATTATATTAGCTAGACAATTAAAAATAGATTATGATGGAGCTTTAGATACAGCTTATGATGTAATTAAAAACAGAACAGGTAAAACTGTAGGTGGAACTTTTATTAAAGATGAAAATTAAAAAAAATGGAAAAAGTAATTAGAGATGGTAAAGTAGCTGTACTATATTCTCCTGAATATGGTGCTGGATGGTATACTTGGAATCAATATAATGAAGAATTATTATTCAATCCTAAAGTAGTTGAAATGGTTGAGCAAGGTAAAGTTAACCAAATAAATGAAGATTGGGTAAAAGAAAATCTTGGTATTGACAATGTATATTGTGGAGGTGCTAAAAGTTTACACATTCAATGGATACCACAAGGAACAGCTTTTATTATTGATGAATATGATGGAAATGAATCTATAGAATTATTAGATGATATTAAATTAATAGCATGAGCAATAAAACTAAAGAAGAACAACTAGTTGATTTTTTAGAAAACAACAAAGATAAATCTATTGAGCAAATAGCTTCATCACTAGGTTTATCTATAAACTATGTTAGAAGCTTAGCATGGAGAATTAAAACAAAAAATAAATGAGTTCAATTGCAATTGTAGGTGAATCTGGTACAGGTAAATCCAGTTCTTATGGTCAAATACCTGAGATAGGTGTTAAAGGTTTAAATCCTAAAGAAACTGTAGTAGTTAATGTAGCTGGTAAAGACTTACCTTTTAGAGGTTGGAAAAAAATGTATTCTGGTAAATTATCTGAAGGAGGTAATTATTTTGAGAGTTCAGATGCTGCTCAAATATCTACTGGTATTAAATATATTTCAGATAATAGAATAGATATTAAGAACATAGTTATTGATGATGCTCAATATATTATGAGTTTTGAATTTATGAAGAGGGCTAAGGAGAATGGTTATGGTAAATTTGCTGATATAGGTGTAAACTTAGGTAAAGTTATTGAGGCATCTAGGATTTCTAGAAGAGATTTGAAAGTATATTTCTTATGGCATCCAGAAAAAGATAATCTAGGTAATCTTAAGATGAAGACTGTAGGTAAAATGGTAGCTTAATCTGCCATTATCTGTTTAATTGCTGGGATATCCTAAAGACAATAAAACTACAAAATAATCTGAAAAGATAGGTTTGAATGTTTGAAAATTTATTGTATATTCGTGGACAATCAGCAGCCAAGACTCTAAGTTATAATTATTGTAATATGAGTAAGGTTCACAGACTATCTCCTGTTGTGGGAGAGTACATTGAAAAGTAATTGATTTTAATGGAAAGAGCAGACATAAAAATATATTGTTTAAAACATCCAAATACCTTAGAGATAAGGTATGTCGGTATGACTTCTAAATCTTTAGAAAAAAGATTAAATAAACATATAGATAATGCTAAATACACAAAACATAATAAACATTTATGTAATTGGATTTTAAGCATTCTAAAATTAGATAAAAAACCTATAATTGAACTTCTTGAAGAAGTTGATTTTAATGTTTGGCAAGAAAAAGAAAAATTTTATATTTCTAAATTTCCTAGATTATTAAATTTTACTTTGGGTGGAGAAGGTACTTTTGGACTAAAACATTCTGAAGAAAGTAAGAAGAAAATGGGAAAAAAGGGAGTAAAACCTACTAAAGAAACTTTAAAAAAAAGAAGTTTAGCTTTAAAAGGAAGAATTATTTCTGAAGAACATAAATTAAAAATAGGGCAGGCTAATAAAGGAAAAATCTATACAAAATTTAAAATTTTAGTTAAAGATATTATAAACAACAGTGAAACTATATTTAATACTGTAAATGAAGTTCATTTAGCTTTAAATGTAGGTGAAATGACTGTTAGAAGAAATTTAAACAATAATAAGATTGTGAAATCAAAATATATTTTTATGAAAATATAGTCGAAACTTAATGGAAACATTAAGGATAGTATTGTAAGAATAATTACCTTACTAAAAAAGGTACTATCAATAATTGAGATGATTATTTGACTTTAGAAGGTTTATTTTCAGTAGTTCTATATACTAAAGTTGAGAAAGGTCCTGATAATAAAATGTCTTATAAGTTTATTACTAATAATGATGGTCAATATCCAGCTAAATCTCCTGTAGGTATGTTTAAAGAATTATCAATATCAAATGATTTAGGTTTAGTATCTGAAGCTATTGATTTATATAATGAAGGTGAGTAAATAATATGTAGTCTATTTATAGATAAAAAAATAAAATCTTTAAAACACAAATGATGGTGTAGATTTATTATAGATTTAAAAATAGATGATAAAAATAAAACAACAATAAATATGAATGTTGTAATTTCACAAGATGAACATGTACATCTTAAAGAAAAAGAACTTCAATTAGAAGTTATGTTTAAAGCAGGGGTTGAAACCTGGGAAGAATACGATTATTATAAATTTTTATTAAAAAACAAAAAAACACACAAAACAATGAACACACAATCAAACAACAACAGTAACTCAGTATTTGTAAATGAACGTGATTTAAGAATTATGTATAATGTAGATATGTTATCTACTTATCAAATTGCTGATAAACTAGGTGTAGATGTTAAACAAATTAGAAATGCTCTTAAAAATATTGGAGTAATTGTTAGAAGAGGAGAAGTTGAAACTACTGAAAACAATCTTAGACTTATTGTAAACAGAATTGATAATTCTTATATGAATTCTGATGGAACTCCTTATGTAGCTCCTACAGTAGAAACTGCTGTTTTTAATGAAACAACATCAACTCCTTCTTGGTCATAATCTATTAACTAACATTTAAATTTAAATAATATGTACGGAGGTGTAACTTATAACACAGAAGATAAAAAGGTATCTCAATATCTTACTTACGGTAATCAAGAAGTTATGATTACTGGTTTTGAAATTAAAACTGCTAGTACTACTGGTAGTAAACAAGTAACTTTTAAACTGGAAGGTCCATGTACTGAACCTGGATTTACTCCTCATCAAGATGCACAATTTAATGGTAGAATTGGTAAAGTAAGATTTTCTTCTTATTTTAAAGATGGAAGTCAAGGTGCTCAAGATTTTCAAAAAGATATTCAAGTAATTGCTGATAAATTAGGTTTGAAAGATAAAATTGTAACTATTACAGCAAATAGTTTAGAAGAATATGTAGAAAAAGTAGTATCTTTGCTTGGTGGTAAACCATTCTATATGTCTATTACTGGTGAGGAATATGCTAGGGAAGGTAAACAACCTGGTGTTGTTCTAGGTAAAAGAAGATATGGATTTGCAGCATCTATAGCTGAAGGATTAACTCATTTGAAACCATTTGATAAAACTAGTCCTTATGACTTTAAGCCATTGACATTAGCTGATGCTGAACCTATTGCTGCTGGTAGAGATATTCCAGCTTCTGCTTTAGACTTGCCTTTCTAGTTTTTTTGTTTTTTTTTTGTTATTTAATTAGAGCTGATTATTAATTTAGTCAGCTCTAATTTTATTTTATTTAAGATGTATGGTATTAAATTTTTATTGAATAAAGAAAACATACTTAATTTAATAAGTGAGTATGATATATTTAGTTATTATGAACCTAACTTTACTCAATTAAATAAAAAGTTTTGTAGTAGTTGGAGAGGAGAAAGAATAGCCTCATCTATTATTAGATGTGTACATGGAACATTATTTTACAAAGATTATGGAGATCCTAGTGACAAGTCATATACTTGCTGGAATTACCTAAAAGAAAGGTATTCTTTAAATATACAAGAAGTCTTCAATGTAATTAATAATGATTTCAATTTAGGTTTAAATGGAGATAAGAAGAAACCAACTTTAGGTTTTTATGGACTTCCTAATAAAGAAATAAAAATAGAAGATAAGAAAGATACCATATTTCAAATTAAGAAAAAAAATTATTCTGATAAAGATTTACTTTATTGGAAACAATTTGGAATAGATTTAGAGATTCTTGAATATTTTGATGTACATTCAATATCCCATTATTTTATTAATGGTTTATCATTTGAAATTAAAAAGAATGAATTAGGATTTGCCTATTATGAACAACCTTATAAATATAAAATTTACCTTCCAAGTAGAAATAAAGGTGAGAAATTTTGGTCAAATACAGGTGGTATAGTACAAGGTTATAACAAGCTTCCAAATAGAGGGGATACTTGTCTTATAACCAGTTCTAAGAAAGATATCATGACTTTACATAAGTTAGGTATAACATCTGTAGCTCCTAGTTCAGAGAATTCAAGAATAAGTTTAGACATAATACAAGACTTAAAAGATAGATTTAATAAATTATATATATACTATAACAATGATGAACCTGGTATTAAAGCTGCTGAGGATCATTCAAAGTTATATGAATGTAGTTATATTTTCAATCCAATAAATGAACCTAAAGACCCTAGTGATTTTTATAAGAAATATGGATATGATGATAGTAAAAGGTTAATGGAAAATTTTGGAATTATATGAAAAATAATAAAGTTAAAAAAGTAAAACCTTCATATACGCTTACTAGAGAAGAAAAGACTTCTTTAACTTATAATGGTGTTACTTTTAGAAGTCCTTTAGAGATTGTTACTTATAAAATATTACAACAATCAGGACTTAAGTTTGAATATGAATCTGTGAATTACATATTGCAAGACAAATTTGTTTATCCTTCTGAAATATGGAAAGATGATAACAGTAGAGTATTTAAAAAAACAAGGAGTAATGTAGAACAGCCTATAACTCATTTACCTGATTTTATTGTAGAAGATAAATTCATTATTGAGGTTAAAGGTTGGCAAACTCCTGATTTTAAATTAAGAAGAAAGATGCTGTTATATAAACTTCTATCTGAAAAAGATCCTAAACATTATTTTATGCCAAGTACAATTAAAAGTGTCTTAGCAAGTGTTGAAAGAATAAAACAACTTTTAGAAGATGATGTTAATAAAGAAGAAACTAACAATAATTGATGCAGATTCAATAGCATTTTTAGCAGCTCATAATAAAAAAGATGCTGAGAAAGAAAAAACATTTGATGATTGTAAGCTACATGCTGAAGAAATAATCAAAAACATTCTAATAGCTACAGAAGCTGATTACTATATATGTTGTTATACAGTAAGAAGCAGAGATAATTTTAGACTGAAGTTTTATCCAGAATATAAACAAAATAGAAAATTTAAAGAACCTATACCATTTTTAAGTGAGGTTAAAGATTTCTTATTGTTTAAATCTGAATACAAATCTATGGCTACATTTGATGATGAAGTATCTTGGGAAGCTGATGATTTATGTTTAAGCTACTATATTCATTTTAAAGATGAATATGAGTGTTTAATCTCAAGTCCAGATAAAGATATCAAAAATCTAAATGTACCTGTATATGATTACAAGAAACTTGAATATAATAATCCATCTGAATTTAAAGAGAATTACTCTATGGCCTATGATTTAATAGCTGGTCAATCTGGAGATGGTATTAAAGGTATTGAAGGTCTTGGTGATAAAGCAGCAGAAAAATTATTGAGTGGTATATTGGAAATAGATTTATTTCCTGTAGTATTAAAATCTTACATAAATAAATATGGATTACATTCAGGTATAGAATTATTCTATTCTACCTACAAAGCTTTATATATTAGAGCTGATTATCCTAAAGAAAGGTTGCTACTACCAAATGAATTTAAAAAGTAGATAGTTAATAATTAACTAAAAATAAAGCATAAAAAAACAAAATAATTTTGTATATTTACAAACTAAAAAAATTTTAATCATGTCACAAAAAACAATTACCGTTTATAACGGAACAACTTCTAAAGTTATTAGTTCATCAGCAGTTACCTGGGGAGATTTAAAAAATGAACTTACTAATCAAGGTATTACAACATCTAACATGAGAGTTTTTATTGGTCAAAACCAAACTGAGCTTTCTGTAAATTCTGCTCTTCTTCCAGATTCAGATGAATTTGATTTGTTCTTAACTCCAAAGAAAAATAAATCTGGTCTAAGAAGCAGAGAAGCATGCTATACTATTGCTAAAGAAGCTAGAGCTGAATATGATGAAGCTATAGACTATTTTCCTTCATATTCTAGTATGACTACTGAAGAACTTAATGAGGCAGTAGATTCTTGGTTTGAGTATCTAGATAGTTTAGAAGAAGTAGAAGAAGAAACTGAGACAATTGATATTTCTCAGATTATTGAAGACTTGAATACATCTAAAGATAAAATTCAAGAAGCAATTGAAGTTCTAGAAGGTCTAGAAGGTAATAAAAAAGATTTGAGAAGTAAATATAATTCAATAGTTTCTCAATTAGATTCTGAATAATTATTATTCAAATAACGTAAAACCACAATAATTAAGGTGCAGGTAGTTTTTGCTTTATTCTACCTGTACCTTTTTTATTTAATAAATTATTAACTATGATATATTGGAATCAACAAGAGAATCCTAATTTAGATTTTGATAGATGGGATTATTCTGGAATAGGTGATAATACTGAAGAAGCATTTAGTTTTAAGATTAAAAAATGTAAACCAGGTAATGAAAATGAATTTATTGCATATTTTAAAGAATTTAAAAAATGTTTAGATGAATATGAAATACCTTATAGTGTAGATTATATATGGGATTCTTATGATATTATGTATGAATTAGATTCATGTATTAAAGTTGAATCAATATCAATAACATTATATTATCCTGAAATTAAAATAACTAATGGTAAACAAGAAGAAATATTAAATGATTTATATTTTTCTATAAGATTTGATTATAATGGAAGACTTTACTTATGTGGTAATAGAGAAACTTATAGTGAAGAACATTATGTAGATGATTATACTCACTCTCATTTACCAAGAAGTTGTAATAAACTTCATTGGTTTATAAATTTTTGTTTAGGTTCAGGTGTATTAGCTAATTATAAATCTATAATAAATAGTTCAAGTATTATTCGTTTAGATTGTGTTAAAAACATTATAATGAATATCAAACCTTATCTAGAATGGGAATCTGAATCAGGTGGTCCATATATGAGAATGAGTAGTTTAGGTATTAAAGATTTAGATCTTAGTACAGTTTATGAAATGAATTTTGATTTTCAATATTTTAAAAAGCAATTAAATGTTGTTGGATTAGATGCTGCTGTATCAATAATTGAAAATATAGATTTTAGTAAACTTAAATTTAAACTTGATTTTAGTAATAATTTAAGATTGTATAAACTTGTTATAAATACTGATTTTATAAATGAATTAGAATTACAAACTAAACTTTTTCAACATTTAACTCATTCTTACAGTAGTGAGTATAAATTTATAAATGATAAGTTATATAAATTTGATAATTATAAAATAATAGATGAGTCTTTTTTAGATAAACCTATTTTTATAAGAAATCATGAAATAATTACAAGAAAACTTTTAAAAAGTAATAAATATGTTAATTTAAAAAAAGGTAAAATATATATTTTACCTAGAGAATCATATTTAAAAAAATTAATATTTAAATTAGAATACATTTTCAATTATAATGCACAATTAAAAATTAAAAACTATGGTATCAATAATGATGGACAAACAGCTGGAGGAACAAACCAGCAACAAATACAAGAAATTAAATAAAATAGAATTTACTCAAAGACCTAATGTATATATTACACAAGAACTATTAGCTAAAATATGGTATCTATGTAATCAAATACATGATGTAGAATGGTCAGGTGTTTTATTCTATAAAACAGAAGGTGATTTATCAGATATTTCTAATTTGAAATTTACTTGTACAGATTTTTATTTAATGGATAAAGGTACTGGAGCATATACTGAATATGAATCAGATGACTCTGTACTAATGTTTAAGATGAAGAATAAATATTTACCACCTGTATATAAAGCTGGTAAATTACATTCTCATAATAGTATGAAAGTATTTCATTCAGGTACAGATTTAGAAGATTTGTATGAATATTCAGAAGGTGAGATGTACTATTTATCTTTAATAGTAAACAATAAAGGTGAATTTGATTGTAAAATTGCTTGGTGGGGTAAAAGAAAAGTTGAGAATAAAGGTCATTATACATATATCTCTGATAACGGTGATGTTAAACAAATTACTATAGATAATATTCAAGAAGATGAAACTTGTATATTTACAGCTAATTGTAATGTAATACCTGAAATACCTTCTGAATTTAAAGAAAGAACAGTATCTGTAATTAAAGATTCTGAAATTAAGAAAGTTAAAAATAATACTTATAGTTCTTTATCAAGTTTTGTAACTAATACTGATTATAAAACTAAGCAAACTAAATTAAAATTTACTGATTACGGTAGTGATTTTGATATTGATAAAATTGAAAATTCTTATAATGCTTTTACTAATCCAAATAGTGTAGTAAACATTAATAAAAAATTAGTAGATTTTATTAAAACTTGGATTTATGGTTCAGATCAAAACTTAGAACCTAGTTTACAAGAATGTTTATCAACATTAGAAGTTACTTTAAAAGAACTTAATAGTGAACAAGTTGATGAAGTATATGATATGTTGATAGGAGAATTTGAATTAGTAGCTGATGATGTATTTGGTGCTAAATTTGACAATTATAATCTATTAGCTCAAAAAGTAAAAGCTGAATTAGAAAGCTATTATACTGAATTTCCTGAACTAATTACAGATTTAGTACAAGCTGTAGATTTAATTATAGATCCAGAAGAATCAGAATTAAAAAAAATATTTTAATATGTCATATTTAACAGAAGAACAATTAGAAGAAGTAGCTGATAAATTTTCAAGATTTAAAGAAGCTCCTTGGTTTAGAACAGAACCTTTAGATATTATTATTGGTGGATGTGGTGGTATAGGTTCATGGACTAGTTTATTGTTATCAAGACAAGCTCATAATCTATATTTATTTGATGATGATAGAGTAGAGAATTTAAATTTAGGTAATCAATTATTCAGACATTCAGATGTAGGAGAAAACAAAACTCAAGCTGTAACAAATGTTATTAGAGATTTATCTGGACAAGATAATATAGAGCAATATGAACTTTATACAAGTGAGTCTATATCTGGTCCTATAATGATTTCTTGTTTTGATAACATGAAAGCTAGAAAAGTTATGTTTGATAATTGGGTAAATTATGTAAAAACAAATCCAGAAGATAATTGTATATTTATAGATGGTAGATTAAAAAAATAAAAATAATTTATAATTATATTTAAATATTTTGTAAATTTGTTAAATGTTATAACAAATGTACAGAAAAGATTTTGAAAAAATTGACACAAAAGAAAAAGCCTATGTTTTAGGTTTATTTTATGCAGATGGATGCACATCTTTTACAGATAAAAATAATATACATTCTAGAATAAGTTTACATTATTTAGATGATTATTTGTTAAAAGATATACAAAAATACTTTCCTTATTTTAAATTCTATAAAGCTAAAATGATTCATAAAAGAAATAATTCTACATTATATTCTGGGTCAAGAGCTTTTAATAAAGATTTAATAAAATTGGGGTGTTTACCTTCCAAAAGTATAGTAAATAAGGAATTTTTAAAAATGCCTATAATAAATAATGAATTTATAGGAGATTTTATTAGAGGTGTATTTGATGGTGATGGTGGATGTACTTTAACTATCAACAAACCAAAAATACAAAAAAGAGTATATATTTATAGTAATTCTGAAAAATTTATCAAGGAGTTATCTGAATGTTTAACAACTTTAAATATATACAATTCTATAAAATCCAATAGTCAATCAAATAGTAATTTAATATATAAATTAACTATTAGTACAAAATCTTATAAAGATTTTTATAATCTTATATACAAAGAACCTTCATTATTTTTAGTAAGAAAACTAGAAAAATTTAATGAAATTTTAAAGTATAAAATTTTTATAGCTGAAAAAAATATACCTAATTGTATTTGCTGTAATTCTTTTAATACTGTAAAAAATGGTTTTGAAAAATATAAAGATTTTAAAACTCAAAGATATTTATGTAAAAATTGTAAAAAAGTTTTTACTGCCCCTATTAATAGTGATATTAATAGAGTAGAGTTCCAACCCAATAATTTTGGGGGTACAAATTGTGCTAACGGTGAAGCCTAAGTTTTTAATAAGGTAATACCGTGCTAACTATAATAGGTAATATGATTATAGTAGTGTAGAGAGTATGGATGAACCTCTTAATTGAGAATAAATCCTTTGAAGGGAATTCCTTCTTTAAAAAAAAAGAAGAAAATGTACTCCACTCCTTAAAGAAATTTAAGGGTTAAGTGAGATTAAGTCAAGAATTGTTACAAATATTTGCTGTTCTACCTAAAGATATAGATAATTATAGAGAACATCTATATGATGATAGTGAAATAGAAGAATTACCTTGTGGATATAAACAAACTAGTCATTCAGCTGCTGTAATAGGTGGATTAATTACTGGTATTTTAAGTAATTTTGTTAGTGTAATAAATGATAATGAAAGAAGACTTATTCCATTTTTTACTGAACTGAATATACCTACAATGTTTATGACACATACAATTTAAAATTTAAATAATATGTTTTATTTACCACAACATTATTATATTAGATTTAGATATAATGAAACTAGTCTTATTAAAAGTAATCAGAATAAATTTAATAATTATGCTTTTTTAAATACAGTTACTTCTACTAAAATAAATGAATATTTTAGACTACCTGATAATAATCCATATATTAATATGGTATATATTTTAGAAAAATATGATGATATATCTATATCTTTTGGAAAAGGTCATATAGGTCTATATTTAAATAGCGGAAATATTAATTTTAAATCTTTAATACATAGATTAAATTTTAAAGATGATTTTAGTCCTATAGTAATAGATAAAAACTATTATGAATCTTTAAAAATAAAGAGAAAAGGTAAATCATTAGGTGAAAGATTTTTAGAAAAATGTTTTAATGAAATAATAAATCTTGCCATATACAATAATATAGAAATAATTTTTTCAGAGAATAATTATATTTTAGATACTGGTTTAGATAAATTACCTAATTTTACAACTTTAAAAGAAAAGAAATCTTTTGAAGAAACTTTATATAAAGGTTGTAAAGAATTAATTAATCAAGCTATTACTGAAAATGAATCCTCTTCTGAAATTAACTAATTTAGATTATGAGATAAGATATCTTAAAAAACAAGTACAAATATTCAATATTGAAAAAAGATTAGTCCTTAGCATAGATAAATATTATAATCCAAATGATCCTGGATATTATAAAGAACTGAATGATTTTATAGAGAAGTTAGATAATGATAAAACCTATGCAACATAACAAGACAAATATTTATGTCTTTCCTATGTTAGGAATTGATAAAAAAGATTTATTTCCCTATGATTATTTAGGAAATAGTAGTATAGTAAGTAGTTTTTTAGGTATCGAAGAATACCCTGAATATAATCATAAACTCTGTGTTTTACTCAGATACAATGATAAAAGATATCAGGAGTTAGAAGAACTTTTTTCTACTTACGAAGGATTAATTCATAGTTATGAAACAGATTATCTTCATACTATGTATATATACAATATACCTGATAGTCACAAACAATCTTTTGAATATTTAATGGAAGGTAAATATTCAAAAATATTTGATGAACATAAACAAGAAATTGTAAAATTTAATTCATTGCCATATGCTGATCATGGGAAAGCTATATATAATATCTTGTATAAGAAAGAAGATGCTTATAAGCTATCTGAAAAACATTATAATATAGTTATTCCTAGAAATCAAGAAGCAGAATCAATAATAAATTTTGATAAACAAGTTTATAAAAATGAGCATAAACTCTTTAAAATACATAATCTATCAAGTAAATCAGAATAAGTTTAATAAAAGATATTATTCTTTATTTGATGATATATGTAGTTCATCAAATAGCATCAATAATGAAAGTAATTGGATATTCTCTATTAATGTCCAGTTACCTTCTAATAAAGAAGAAAACTTAATGCTTTCAGCATTATTGTTACATTATATGTCTCATGGAATCACACACTTTCAAATACTAAAAAATAATGAGTAAAATAACAGAATTAAATAGTGATTTATACGGTAATAAAATCATAAGTGCTAGAGCTTTACAATTAAAAGCTAAAGAAGTAGCTAAAGAATTTTCACCTAAATTAGAAAATTCAATTAAAGTTAGATTAGACAGTAAAACAATGTTATTTTTTAAAGAAGGTACTGATTCTAAAATTGTAGAAAGTAAAGTACAAAAATTCATAAACGCTAAAACAAAAAATCAAATTGTTTATTTTAACGAATAAAATTATGGAAAAAACAAAAAGAAAATCAATGAGTGAATCTGCTAAGATAGATAGAGTCCATGAAAGATTAACTGAAATATCTAAGTATATTCAACAAAATAAAACTATTACTGATATTAATAGTATAGGAAAAGCTGTTAGTATTGATACAGGTTTTATATCTTATTTAAAAAATAATAATATTATTGTACGCAATAACAGTAATTATTTTACATGGAATAAAACTATTCCATTGTCTGTATATCCATTAGCTAAAACATGCTATGATAATTATTATAAAGTTAAAACTTTGAAACAAATTAGAAATAAAAATACTGAATCTGTAGCTAAAATTACAGCTAAAACTTCTACTAGAAAATATACTAAAAAGACTAAAACAATTCCAACTAATGATTATTGGAGTTTGCTAGGTGGCTTGATTAAAATCAAAAAGTGGTAAAAAAAATAAAACCCCCAGTGAAATATCTGGGGGTTTTTTATTTTATATACATTTATATTTAACAAACAAACTTCAATTTATATAAAGTTTTAGCATGAAGTTCTTGAATTTCATCAATTATATTTTGCAAAAAACTTTCTTTAAACATACCTCTAGTTTTTTCTATGTAATCATAGCATTCTTTAATACAAGACTCAGGTTGATCAAATCTTTTACCTTCTACCATAAAATCTACTTGTCCATGTAATCCTTGGTAGGATTCAATAAAATTATCAGCTAGATCATCTAAACCTGTATAATAATCACTTAATGCTAAGTGTGTAGACAGTGCTCTATCTTTTTGATAAGTATGAGTAATATGAGCTGAAGATACACTAGATAGTAAATAACCCATGAATTCTGATACCCCTTTTTCTGCTTTAATAGGTTGAGAGGATTTTCCTAAGTTGCTAATTGTTGATTTTGTAATCATTGTTTATTTTAGTTAAAAATTTATTTTTCTTTTTTCTCATCTTGTTCAAATGTTTCAATAACACTAAGAAGTTTATTTCCAGGAAATAATTTACTAAAGTAATAAAATCTTGGACTTTTATCTCTTTTATCTTCTTCACCAGTAATATCTTCTACAGCTACATCTACTGTATTTGATAAAAATTTACCAAAATCAAATAGTAAACCTGTAACAGGTATAGAACTTTTACTGAAAGTTTCAAGTGCATCAGAACCATAAAAAAATCCAAGTTCTCTTGTTACTCTATTTGTTAATCTAAATACTGTTCTACCTAAATATGTTTCTTTATAATCAGGTTTATCATCATCATCCCAATCAGCACCTAATAACATTAGACCCATTAAAAATATAGAATACATTCTAAGTTCTACAATCTGACTTCTAATTTGTCCTTGCATATACCTTATATAATCATCTAAACTATAGTTTTGTATTTCTTTATTACCAGGATGTTTATTTTTAAATGCTTGTAATAGTTGAGCAGCTCTTTCCTCATTAACCTTGAATTGTTTAAAGTATCCAAAGGTACTTATATCAAGTAATAATTTACTAGAAATTACAAGAGTATGTTTTAAAATACCAAGTACATTTCTACTTTCAGGACTTAAGTTACCTATATCATTTAACCATAAAGCATTTGATTTACCTATAGTTATTGTATTTGTTGTAGGATTATAGTTGGTATTACCATATCTTTCTTTAATAAGAGTAGGTAGCCAATTCTTATAAGTCATTAATAATGAACCTATGAGAGTAGTATTAGCAACATTCATATCTTCACTAGTCATCTCACCTTTGATACCAGCAGAAACACTTGATATTAAGTTTTTAACTTTAACAAAGTTATCAAAATTAACATCACCTTTCTCATCAATTATACCTGGAATTACTAATTTTTCATTAACAACTTTAATAGAGTTTAGAAGAGATTTAGCTTCTGGCTCTATTTTTTTTAGACTTTCCAATTGTATAAATTTACCATCAGAACTCATACCATAATTCTGCATCAAAGATAAAAATATAATCATATCTAATTTTTCAGAACCTTTTCTAAATCCTAAAAAACCTAAATCTTTGTCCAATAAATTTTTAATATCATTGCTTCCAAGTTCAGAAGACAGGTGTTCTTTAGATTTATTTACTGGATTAAAGAAATTTATTAAAGCTCTATATTTAACAGCATCAATATCATTACTATCACCTACAATAGAACTTACTAAACCTTCTCCAGTAAACCTAATATATTTACCTACACTAGATAAATCAGTCCATATTTTATTAGAATTGGTAAACTGTTCTTTATTATAATAATAACCTTTAACACCTTCAAAATAAGCATTAGCTTTAGCAGCATAATAAGCAGATGTTTGAGTTATAGGAGAGAAAGCTAATTGTTGAGCTACTTGAAATTGTTTAGCTGTTTGAATTATGTTTTTAGCTTTATCACCTAAGATTCTATCTTGATATCTTAAACCATACATTTGATAATTTACCAAAGCTTTAAATGCTTGAGCTTCATCTAGTTGAGCACCAGTTACTTTAGAATAAGCATTACCTAAAGTCTTAATAATTTTACCATCTTTATTTTGTAAAACTACTCCTTGTGTCTGAACCATTTGAGATAAAGCATTAACATTACCTTCTATTTGAGACATGTACTGATAGTTATATGCCATTTCAGCAAATAAATATAAAGACTTAGATAAATCATAAGACTTTAAAGTTTTATCAATTAAACCATCTTTATTTTTTAAAGGATTAAGAAATAATTTTGGAATTGAATATACCTCTTCTCCAGTCTCAGGATTGATTTTATTTATAGTATTATAAGCATTACCTTTAATTGTATTATCATCCTGTATATCAAATATGCTACTTATAGATCTTTGGAAATTACCTAAAGAAGCTGACAAACCATTTGTAAAAAATTGTTCAATTGTATCAGCTCTTAACCAAGGTACAAAGTTATCAGGTAACTCATTATAATCTTTACCAAAACCTAGTTCCCATCTAAAGTTTCTCATACTATTAGTCCAAAAGTTATAGTATTCTAAAAGTTCTGGTTGACTTTTAATATACTTATACTCATTGGAATATATACTTTCCTCTTCTTTTGGATTTAATTCATAATAAATTCTATATAAAGAACGATTAAACATAAGAGCTTCAGGACTATTTTTTTCAGTCCATTCATCTATTTTCTTTTTATCCTTAGCATTTTTTTCATCTAAGTTAGAATTGTCTATATATTTTTTTCTGTTCCTTTTAAATATTTCATCAGCATCTGCTTTTTTAATAAAATATTTAGACATAAATTTAGCATCTTTATCTGCTAATGCTTTATCTTTTTGTTTATTGAATTCTTTAGAATATTTATTATGTAAATTCCCTGTATTATCATCAATAAGTTTATCAAAAATTTCAAATCCTTTTAAACCATTTTTGACTCCCCATTTTTCTAAGTCTTTTGTTTTTTTAGAAAGTTCTTCTTTAAATTTATTAAGAGTTACTTGTTTTTTAGCATTGGCTACATCTAAAAGTCTTTTAGCTTCTATGAATATAGGATGGTTTATTTGTGAAAACCTGTCAAACATAAGACTAATATTACTTACAGGAGTAATTTTAGATAGAGAATCTTCTTCTAAATTTACTCTACTAAATACTTCTTCTTTTAATTTAACAGCTAAAATATCTATATTATTTGATAGAACTTTAATTTTATTAAGATAATCTTTAACTTCTTTATCAGAAAGACCTATCTCTTTATAATACATCTGACTTACAGTTAAAACTGTTTTAAAACTATTTAACTCAGATAATAAATTATTCAGATAATTAATATCATTTATATAATCTTCTTGAGTTTTATCAGTCAACTTTTTATCAAGACCAACTACAACATCATCTTCAATTTTAGAAAAAGATTTAATTAATTTAGTATAATCTTCAATTAGAATACTAACGTCTTTATCAACAATAATTTTATTGATAGCATTAGTTAAAGTTTCAATCTTTGCTTTTAGTTCAATCTGTTTACTATACTCAGGTTTTTTCTCTAATTCTAATTGAGCATTTGATTTTAAATTATTTAGTTTAATAATTTGATCATCTAAATCTCTTATATGAGTTTTTTCTTGAATAGGTATTTGAGACAAATAATCTTTATTATTAACAAAGGTTTTAATAGATTTAATTCTACCTGTAGGATTATTGTTTTCAACAACCTCAGTTACTTGAATAGGTATAATCCTTGAATGTATTTGTTTTTTTAAACCTACTACATCACTTAAAGCAGCATTTGATTTAGGTATTTGAAGATTCCAATCATCATATTTATAATAAGGTAGATAACTATGGTCTCTAATATTACCTGCTCTATCTAAATAAAAGTTATTTGGATATACTGTTTTAAAGTCATAGTGGCTATAATTTAAATTACTGTAAACTACTACAAGGTCAGCTGTACCTCCTCTCTTAAATTTATCCATAAGCTTTTGCTCAGAACTTATTAGCATCTTAGCTTTTGGATCAATATTTTTTTGAATAGCAACTGATTGAGCTAATAAAGCATCTACCATTTGTAACAACTCAGTAATCCTTTGATCAGATAAATCAGTATCATTTTTAATTTCATTTAATGATTTAGCAGACATATGCTTTGGAAGAATAAACTTGTCAGCATATTTTTCTTTTATCATATATGGTATTAAAAGTTCTATACCTCTGTGAATTTTAGTACCAGTATCTCTTTTAAATATAGAACTTTCTTTAGCTTGGATTTCTTTAGCTTTTTCAGCACCTTTCTTTTGTATAAAAGCAAGTTTACCTTGTGTTGTAAAAGTTTCTTCTAAATTAACTTCAGTACCTTTAAAATTATAAACTCTAATTTCATCCTCAATACCTGCTAATTTTTTATTTTTTAATTGTTCTTTGGTGATAACTTTAATTTCTAAATTAGAATTAAAAAAATCAAAAGTATCTTTAACATCATCTAATGTTTCAGCTTTTTTAATAAAATCAAGTCTATCTTTATTTACTGATTCAGCAATATCACCAATAGGGGAATTTATATTACAAGTCATTTTTATTTACAATTAGTAGATTCTATATCTCCGTTATTAATAGCATTTATAAATGCAGCACCTTCAGGTGTATTTATATCTAATTTTATACCTATATCTTCATTCAACAAAGATATATTTGTATTTGATTGTTCAGTAGTTTTTATTTCGTCTTTATTAACAAACTCTTGATTAGAATCAAATAATTCTTCTACTCCTGGTTTAACATTAGTAACTTCATTTAATTTAATACTTTTAGCTTCAGCTGCTTCTTTAAATGATAAATAAGATTCTTTAGTATCATATATACCTAAATCTTTTCTAGCCTGATCTAATTGTTTAAAACTATTATCTATAGGTTGTACAAACTTTTTAGGAATACCAAATACACCAGATGTTTTTTGTTCTAGAATATTAAAAAATTTATCTATTCCTAAATTATAATTTTCTTGAACAGATTCTATTAAATCATTATGATAATTATTAAATTCAGTTTCCTTATCATCTTTTAAATAAGGACCATCTAAAATACCCTGTTCTTTTAATTCAGACAGGGTATTTATTTTAGATTCTTTATGTTTAAATACGCAACTCATTTATATTAATTTGTAGGTGTAGTTGTACAATCTTTATCTTCTTTAGTAATTTCTGTAGTAACAGGAGTTGCTTGTAATAGTGGGCTAATTAGTTTATCATATTTATTATAAATTTCTTTAGCTTTTGCATTATTAGAAGCCTTTACTTTTTTAGAATCTATTCTATTATTTACTATAAATGATTCAGCATTTTCTACATTCTTTCTAAACTCTGCTATTTCTTGAGCTCTATATTCAGCAATTGATGTAGAAACAGGAACTGTAGAAGTAGGTAATTTACTTTGTTTTTTACTATTCAATGTTTTCCAAAATTGAGAGTTTAAAGGTAATTCAGAATTTTTAGAATAATTTGAATTATTTTCTAAGAAAGAAGAATTCAATACTTTATAATACTCTTTAAAGAACATTTTATCACCTTGTTTAGGTACTTCAATATAAATTGTATCATTATCATTTTTAGAATTAACTCTAAACAATTTATATTCACCTAAAGGTTCTCCTGATTTTTTATCATAAGTTTCTTTTTCCCATTTAGGATCTTTAATAAATACTTTTAAATAAGGATAATTAGATTTAGGACTAAGATTGTTAATTTTAATTGTACCATCTTTATTTATAATACTGTAATATGTACCTTCTTCTCCCTGTTTATATTCAGAAATTTTAGGAACTAAACTATTATTATTAAAATTATTTCTAAAGAATTCATCTAAAAATGTTTCATGATTATCTCCTAATTTACTTACAAAATCATTAAACATTTGAACAGATAATTTTGTAAAAACATTTACAGGTAATTTATCAGTAAATGAAATTGGAGATGTACTTAATCCTGATTGAGCAATACTAAATAAAGGTAAGAAATTTATTAATGTTTTATAATCACTGTTATTAATTAAACCATTATCTACCATAGATTTTAATTCTTTATAAGCATCTACTAAAATATCTTCAGTTATAGAATCCATTTTTCTATTAAACAATTGTATATTATTTACTTTAGATTTTGGATTATACAGTATAGGAACAAGTGCTTGAATTAAAGGATTACTTTTCATCATAAATGACTCATCTGTAATATTATAATTTCTTTGTAATTTATTTAATATACTAGGTAGTTTATCAAACATAGTCTTATAATACTGAGATACAGTATAAGGACTACCTTTAACATTTTTCATTGTAGATGTTTCTAGTAAATATGTAATCCAATCTTGTTCAAGTAAGTTTAATAACTTATCTCTGTTTTCAGTATTAATATTAGTTACATAAATTAAATCAATTACTTTATCTCTTATAAGTTTAAATGTTTCATTTTCTGTTAAAGTTGTAAGCTCTTGATATAAGAAAGGAGTATTTTTATGTACATAAACAAATCCTTTTAATAAAGTTTTTTGTTGAAGTTTTTCTAAAGTACCTTCTTCAAACAAATTTAAGTTTTTAGCTTTTTCTACATCAACTGCATTTTTACTTATAAATTCAGCTTTAGTTTTACCAAATTTAGTATCTTGATTGATAGCTCTCATTAAATCAGAAAGTTCTTTAGAATGTTCTTGATATCTTTGAAATTCATCTAGATAATAACTCTGCATTTGTTTTTCTTCTTTTGAAAGCTTATCAAAAGGTTTGATTGTACTTTTAAGATTTTCTTTACTATATGGTTCTATTTTTACATCTTCTTTAAAAGAACCATATTTACGTTTAAGTTTAAGTATAGTATCTGATTTTGTATCATCTTTTAATTTAGAAGCTACTTTTACATAAGATTCTTCAGCTTCTCTGCTTTTAATATATTCTCTTATGATAGGTTGGTTTACAAAATAAACTACATTTTCTACAGGAACACCTCTTCTCAATAAATAGAATATAATTCCAGCTACTTCTGTAGTAGCATTTAAATCAAGTACAAAAGGTTCTTTGGCTATATCTACATAAGCATTCAAGAATTGAGTAAGTATTTCAGAAACTTCATATTTATTATCAGAATCCATTTTACCTGATATAGACCATGAATTTTCCATACCTTTAAAATTCAATGAATTAAATTCATCAGGTTTTATTTTTACACCTACTTGTTGAAATAGTCTATGTGTAGTCAAATGTAAAGCTGTTATACCAACATTCATTTTACCTACAAAGTTATTTGAAGCTACTTTAGAATTGTAAACCCAGTTAACTAAATTTGATAAATTAAATTCTTCTTTTTTATCATAAAGATCATTAATTTCTTCAGACATTGATTTTATCTTAGCACTACTGTTAGGAGTAAGTAACTGAGTATAATTTTCTGGAGATAAAAGTATTTGTTTACTTATTTCATATAATCTATTTTTTTCAAAAGGATTTTGATTTTCAAAAGAAGAAAAAGCTTTGTCAAGAGTTTTTAATTCTTTTTTATCTAAGTTTTGTTTTAAACTTTCATATTCAGCATTTATACTATCTTCACTATCCATATATATAAGTTTATCTTTATAACTTATAAAATAAGGAGAAAAAATACTTAATTTATCAATGTCAAAGTCAGATCCAGCTTTAGCTACAATACCAGAAGGTACTACTATAGTATCACCAGATGAAGGATGTAAGAACTTTCTTATTTCCATAGATTCAATAGAGTTCAAACCTTGAGTAGGAATCCTATAACCTATATACTGTAATATTTTTAAATCAATACCTAATTCTTTTAAAGCTTTTTTACTATATCTATTAGAATCTTTATTAAAGAAGTTTTCTAATTTATCATTAAATTTATCTAAAGCAGTTGATAAAGAACTTATTTTACCATCACCATATGTATTTATAACATATTCAATCATAGATTCTGGTAATGCTATAGCAACTTGAATTAATAATGTTTCTCCAAATTTACCTTCTCTATAAAAATTGAAACTATCAGATGTTAACATTGTACTGTTTTCATCAAAACTTCTAGCTACATCTTGTTTTTCAAATCCAGTAATAGCTGCTTGAATTTTAGGTGCTCCTAAAGACCTTCTTCTAATAACATTGTTTTTTACAAGAGCATATAATATTTGTTCCAGTTTAGTTTTATTTGGGAACATATCTATACCTACAGATACAAATGAATCTTCTTTAGTTAAAGATTCAATAGCATTAATAACATTTTGAGAAGAACCTCTTTTTAAAGCTTGGTCTTTTAATTTAAATTTTAAACTATCTAAGTTATTAAATTTAAAAGTATTGTTACCAACATTAACTGCATCTAATTCATTTAATAAGTTTTCCCAAGCATCAACTAATGTTTTATAAGTAAGATCATCATACTCTTCCTGTAACTCTTTAGAATTTACAGATTTGTATTCTTTAACAATACCATTTGAATCATAAACAGGTATAGAAATATTTTGATATACACCATTTGATGCAAGATTTGAAGATATCAGTTTTACTACTTGACTACCCATAATACCATCTTCTTTACTGTAATCAGCAATATCTACTTGAATACCTAAGAATCTGTAATCTATAGTATTTATATTATCTTTTTTAATATCAATAGAATTAAATTTACCAGATTTATTATAAAAAGGTTTGAATTTTTGATTCTTTCCTAGTAACCCACCTACTTTATTAGCTGATTCAAATAAAGAAATACCAATTTTATTAGCTTTCATATTATTAGCTAATAACTCTAGGTTAGTATTTTTTATTAAACTTGGTATTAAAGGTAATACTGAGAATTTAAAATAAGTAGGAGAATTTAAAGTTCCTTTTTCTGAATGTTGATTAGACAACAATCCAGGTCCACCATATACTAATTTATAAGGTTGATATACTTTTTTAATTTCTTGCTCATTAATAGTTTGATTTGATTGTATCTTCTTAAGAATTCTATAATATTCTACATCATATTCTCCAGATCTTAACATAAGCTCCATTAACTCATCTACTGAAACATAACCTTGACCATCAGGTTCAGTAATTTTTTCTTTATTATAAGGTTCTAATAAAGAATTGATATCATCATCTGAAAGTTTAGGAAATTGTTTTTTAAATCTAGAAAACAATTTGTTGTAATCTTTCAATGTTACATTAACATCAGCATATACAATAGTATTTATATTACCATCTGAAACTTTGTTATCAGACCTTTTTAATACTTTAGTAAGTTTTTCATTAAGAGCCTGAGATACATTCATATTTTTCTTCATACCTGTAAACATAGGTACTCTCTTAAATATATCATTCAAACTTTTATAGAAAGCAGGGTCTCCAGCAAACATTTTTAATTGTTCAATGTAACCTAATGTACTAATAACATTTATAGCTTTAATAGTATTATATAATTTTTGTTCATCTTTTTCTTTTACATTAGTAGGTAAAAGTTCTGTAGTAATAAATAACTGATTTATACCACTTTCATCTTCAAATAAAAGACCATTTTCAACTAAATAGGTAACTGATTCTTGATTTTTAGAATCTATATATTCTTCTAATAAAACTTGAAAATTATTTATAATTGTTCTTTTATTAAATAAACTATTAAATAAAGTATTTGAATCTATATCAGCATTTAAAAAATCTGCTGAATTAGTTATAGAATCTAAAAAAGATTTTCCATTCTCACTAGAGAACATACCTTCAAATATACTAAATTTTAAAGAATTAGTATTATAGTTTTTAATAAACTTACCTGGATAATTTGAATCTTTAATAGACTCTTGTATCCTAGATTCTCTAACTCTATTAAATTCATCTCTAAAAGCATTTTCAAAATGTTTAGTATATTTTTGTCTTACACTTAAATCATTATAAAAATCTTTAAATACATTATTAGCATTCTCATCTTTTTCAGTATAACCTAAATCAATAGTTAAATTGTATTGTAAAGATTTATCTGATGATTGTAAAAAAGGAAGTTTATTATTAAGTATATTGTTAATTAAAGTAGTTATTCTATCTGGTGTTTTTATATTGTTATAGGTATCTCCTGTTTCTCCAGAATCATCTATTTTAGAACCTTCAACAATTTCAATATTAATTGGATTATTTGTTTTATAACCAGAGTCATCAAACAAGTATCCTCCTTTTTTCAATAATTCTGAATTCTCAGTATAGATATTAAATAAAAATGGATACTCTTCTTTAAAAGAATCATAAGCATTTTTATCATTTTTTAAATTATCATAAGCTGTAACAAGTTTAAGCAAATAGTTATACTGTACTAAATCATATCTAGTTTCTCCATCAGGACCTCTATGATTATTTTCAACAAGACCTTCTTTGTTTACAAGTATTTCAGCAAGTTTTTTAATTCTACTATTAAATAATTTACTGTATATATCTTCAACAGTAATTTCTTTTTTATTGTTTGAAATTTGTTTAGTAAAGAATTCTTTTAATTGTCCAGCTAAATCTTTAGCTTCTTGTATATCATCAACATTTAAATCTTCACTAAAAGTTATTCCAAATAAATTTAAAATTTCTTTAGCATTTATAGTTTTATTGTCTACAAGAACCTTTTTCAAAATAGATAAAGAAAACTCAGGGTTATTTCTATTACCTTTTACTATACTACCAGATTCATTAAATAATTCTTTAATATTAGATTTCCAAGATTTAATTCTAGCATCAGCTGATATTTCTTCTGAAGTATTCAATATTCTTATAACTCCATTTTCTTGAATTAAAGACATATTATAACCTATCTCACCTTTAGCAAAAGATTGAGTAAACTTATTTAATAAAAGAATATCTCTAATTTCTAGTGATCCATTTAGTTTAAGTAGTTCACTATATAAATTTTTATAACCAGGTTCAACATTACTTAGTTTTTCTAATTTATTTAAAATGTCATCACTATTAAGACTACCTGTCAAATATCTTCCTAATTTAGAAGCTACTGATTCAAATGATTTAATTACTGGTAATCCATATTCATCAAACTCTTGTTTTAAATTTTTATTAAATGAAGGTACTGATGAAAGATATACTCTTAATATAGGATCTAAATATTCTGTAAATGATTTCTTTACATTCTTACTATCATTGTAATCTGCAAAATCATTTTTAGAAACAACTTCATTCTCATCATTTACTTCTAAATCTAAACTTATACCATATTTCTTTAAAGAAGTATTATGTCTATCAATAATTTTTGCTTTAAATGAAGGATTTTCAATTTCCTGTAATAAGAAGTTTAACTGTTTTATTATTTTTTCATCAAATTCTGTTCTATTAGAAATAGAATTTAATTCTTTTAATTTGTTATTTAAGTTTACTTTTAAAGCAGAAAATAATCTATCATATATATTTGTAACATTATAGTCTTTATAATTATTAGCTAATATTTCAGATGATTTAAAACCTTCTGTATCTTGTATTAAATTTATAGAATATGTAAAATAATTTGCAATCTTATTATAGATGTTTTCACCTAATAGTATTTCATTAGTATCAGCTTCTTTTAATAAACCTCTTGATTGTTTATACCTATTGTCTACAGCATATTTGTTATAGATATTTATAGGTTTATTATCATTAGCAACATCTTTAAAGAAAGACTCAATAAAAGTATTTGAACTTTCTGTATTAGAAAAGAACTTTATAAAGTCTTTAATTATATCAAAAAACTTCTGTATAAAAGTTCTATTTTCTTTTTTACTATCAATATACTTTTGAATTCTTTCAGGCATTTTACCTGTAAGCTTATAATCCATAAAATCATCAGCCATTAATTCTTCATAGTAAGTCTCAATAAGCTCTTCTCTAGTAAAGGAAGGATGATTTAATTTTAAAGCTTCTAGGTCTTCTTCAGTATATTCAGGATATATTTCAGAAGCTTCTTTATCTAATAATTGTTTTTGATTTGCAGTTAATGTAAACAATTTAGCTAAGTGGAAACCTTCATGATATTCAGTACCTTTCTCAGCTAAAGTACTTAGGTATACAGCATTAGCTGTAGCCATACCCCAAGCTTTATTATATATTAATGAATCAACAACATTAACAGGTAGATTAGGAAACTTTTTATTTAACCATTCTTTAGCTTTTTCAATATTAATTAAATCATTAACATTTTTTCTAGCTAATTTAAAAGGTGCTTCTTCATTAATATCTTTTTGTTCAGTTGTAACAACTTTAGTAGTAGGTGTTTTTAAAGCAGCTAGTTCTTCATCAGCAGATATAATAACACTTTCTACTTCTTTTAATAAGCTATCATAATTTACACCATCAGAAGAAGCCTGTTGTTTAAGATTAGGAATATTTATATTAGGATTAGAAATATCTATTCTTTTTGTGCCTTTATTAAAAAACAACTTAACTATTCTAGGTTTATTCTTACTGTATGTATTGTTTGGTACAATATAGATTTGTCCTCCATCTCTATTTATAAAAACACCTGTTCCATTAACATTAATGTATTTCCAGTTAGCTATAGCAAATTGTTTACCATTTTCTTTTTCAGAAATATCTAAATATTCTCGTAAAGAAAAATCTTTACTTCCTCCATAAGTACCATCATTTATTAAGAATATAACAGAGTTGTCTAAATCTTCTTGCCTTTTTCTTTCTATATCACCTTTAGTATCTGTAGAAACAATAGCTTTTTCCGCACCTTTTTTATTAAGAAGTTCTTCTAATGGATCAACAGGTTCTTTAGAAGGTTCACTAGTTTCTACTTTAAAACCATTTTCATCTAAATCTAATATAGTACCTTCTTCTTCTTTTAATTGATTAT